TCAGTGATGATCGGTAATAATTTGGCCCCTAGCATCTGTATATAGTACGGTTGGTTTTCTAATTCCTTGGTAATACTATGCATCAGAGAAAGATTAGATCCCTGGTCCGAGTTTTTCAATTCTTTAGCAGCGTGACCCATTGCTCCAGTCCAAAACTTTTGAAAACTCTCTCTAGCTTGTGGCAACATAAATTCTTCAAAATCAATCAACATCTGTTCTCTGATTTTTTTAGTGATCACATCCAAGGACATTAGCAAAGTTTTGTCAGATTCAGAACTCTTTAACCAGGACTCTATTTTTTGCTGAGTTTTCAACGGAACATAATAGGTGTAAATTATAAAATATATTACAAACGAAATTAATGCAAAAAGATAAAACGCAGCATCAGTCATTAAAATAATTTATCCTTTACATAATCGGCACTAATTGAATATCCTTTTTGGGTCATACAAGATACGATCCATAACGGCCCAAGTGTTGGATAAGTAAACCGACCTAAATTCTTTTTTGCATTATCCCTGCAATCACCCAGGGCAGATTGAAACTCATGGGATGCTTCCGTTACTGGGTCAATGAAAGTTTCTTTTATTTCCTCTTCAATATCCTCTAATATCTCATCTGCCGATGGTATCTCAATATTCTCAAAAAACTCTATAACATCCGCTAAAATCTTTAAGGCCTCATCAGTTGAATGATAAAGTGCTGCCAGGACAACAGGTCTCGGTACGTTTAGATCTATTGTAGGTATTGGTTCGCAAATAGCGATTAACTTAGATACAGCACTGGCTTTCTTATCAAACATCGAGAAACCTAACCAGGCACCAAAAATTATAATCGGTTGCATTACTGGAATTAATGCCTGGAGCCACCTGGTATAATCAACATTTTTCATGAGCTCCTCAAAATCGGTTTCTTTCTTCATACTCTATATCCCGTCAAGATACACGAAATAGACCCATTATTCGCGCTCTCTGTTGCCTGGATCTTAACTGTTGAATTGGGTGGAACTATGAATTCATACATTTTAGGTTGCAGACCAATATTATTAATTAGGACAACAAATTTTTCAATGAATAATGATTGTCCGTCTACATTGATCGTATAGCTTAGAATTTCTCCAGCAGAAATAGAACTCCAGTCTACTCCTAAAGTTACCCTGGTTAAATAAAATGCAGCGGGGTTCGTATAATCCAATAGGGTGACAGCAGAAGAAGTAAGGGCATAACTTCCACTCCACCCGTAGATCTTACCGTCTTTAGCCCTGGAGACTGATTTAGAAGGTCCTAGGGTCATGCATCATATACTCGGCCTATTATCTGAGCGCTGACGCTATCAGAATCGGCTTCAACCTGCATAGTGACTTTTACAGTTGTATGGGGTGGAATAATAATGGGTATTACATGGAAAGTATCGTTATGTCCAGCCGCAGAATTTTTTATTTTATCATCTAAAATCAATATATTATTATAATAAGTTCTCATTATCCAGTTGTCACCGCTTAGATCCCCATTGAGAGCGTTCACAGTCCCTACAATATAGATTGATCCCGTTTGAAACTCAAGCCTAGTTTCCTCCCCTGTTGCAGCTGTTAAAGCAGCTGCTGACGATATAGCATAGCAATGATCCCCTATAATTGAAAGACCCTTATTAGGACCGAGAAACGTTGCAGTTCGTTTTTTAGCCATTCAAGCCAAAATCACTCGAAATATAGAGTAATGCTTAGACTGGATGCCGTTGGTGTGCCTGAACTGAATTGAAATGCGACCTGCAGATCTATATTATTGACACCTGCAACGCTGAAGTTGGTAGGAATCATATTGAACTGAGGTGTACCACCTGCGTCTGCAACATCTCCACAGGATCCAGCTAAGGTTAGGTTTTGCTCACTCATATTAGATCCAAGTAAACGACATGCCAGGACAAAGCCTTTGGTATCTGCTGCATCAACAGCTATGTCGATTCTGGAGATCCTCTGTGATCCCTGCGGCGTTTGGATATTGCCGAGCGAAGAACTTGACATATTATCCGTGAGCGAGCTGTAAGTTTTATCCGTCGGTGTACCGTCGAATGTTCGGGTTATGGTTGTTACTGACATCTTATATTCTGAAGTATAGCTTACTTCCTCCGAGTTTTAGTTGTGGGAATCTGCTTCGTGCAAATGCTCCAAGCATTGCAACAAGGGAAGCAGTAACTAACGTCTTTCTACCTGTGTCGGTTCCGATCATATCAATGGCGTTACCTGACAGGGTACTAAATGCGGTCCCTAATTGACCGTCTGTAATATCTTTGATTACTCCCTCAGTTACTGCGGTTTTACCGAATGCACCTGTGACAGATTGTCCAGCGTTAAGGTATGCTGCTATGGCAAGGCCTGAAGCCATGCCAGTAATACTAGGGTGTGGGACTGCTTTCATATATTTTCTCCTTGGATTGCCAGTGGATCTCTTTCTGGTTGGTGAATAGGCTCTTCTAGCAGTTTTTCGAACTTGGCCTTTCCTGGTTGAACGCTTACGATTGCGTGAGGCACTAAAGGACGCCTTGCTGATGAGCTTACCATTCCTAAAATACATCGTTCTACCATTTTTACCTTTCCTAGTGTAGAGTCCCACTGGCATTATCAATTAATGTTAAATCTGTTATATAACTGTTTGTGCTAGTCCAAATTATTAAATACTAAAACACGGTAAGTTCAATGATGAGCTTAGACAATAAGTTTAGTTTTGGTAGCATTCCTGTTATGAGAGAAGTACCACCAGGCATGGATGCCAGGTTCCGATTTACGGGACCAGGCAAGATCGTAGACACGGAACAGTATGGAGAGAAGATGTCTTTCCCTATATCTCTTTCCTACCACCCCTCCTATGATAGTCTCCCTCCTCTACCTGATAACGTAGTTGATAGGGATAAGAAAGAAGCAGAGTTAGAAGGACAGACCATAGAGTGCAATTGGCAGACCAAGTGCCAGAGCGCTAAACAGTTGATGCAACAACTAGAACAAAGAACACCTGAATCTGCTAACAAGTTAAGTGAGTTTGCAAAAGAACTTAGGCAACACTATGATAAATCAGAGTGGCAGCTTTCCAGGTTCGATACTGGCGCATACTGGTTAGAGGCATTGTTCCCATGATCTGCAGACAGTGTAATAAAAAAATGAAGGTCGTAGGCTTTAATGGAATCTGTGACGTACACCGTTGTTTAGATTGCACACCCTATCCAGAGGGAGCATGAAGCGTAGGTGTAATATTTGCTTGCGCAATGTTGACCACTTGCGCACTAATAGATATAATGAATACTTAACAATCTGTTTCGATTGTCAAAAGGTCATTAAGAATCTTTAACCTAGGTTCTACAGTCACTTTGATTTGAAAGGACGGGGAGGGGTTGAGGATGAGGTGGGGTAGCAATGGGTATTAAAAGGGAGTTTGGCCCGCTGCTGTGCCTTCTAGGTGCCTTATTTCCCCAATCCCATGCCAATCTCTGCAACACTTTTGCCAATTGGCTGCTTTTTGGCTGCTTCAGTGATGATCGGTAATAATTTGGCCCCTAGCATCTGTATATAGTA